CTAAATCAGTAAGTTGGCAGCATCACCCGACGCCACTATCTGATAATCCAGACTATTTGACACAATATTGCGGATAAAGCTGCCGTCAATTTTAAGCAGATCGGCATTCACATTTTTAAGCCGTGCATAGCTGGCGTAGCCGGTGCCGAAATCATCAATCGCAATCTGGCAGCCTAATTCCTGAAGATGCTGCAAGGTGATTTGCGCCTGCTTAACATTGGTCAGAGCATTACTTTCGGTGACTTCAAAAATAAGTTGCCACGCTTCAATCTGATATTTAGCCAGCAACTGACTGACTTCAACAGGAAAACGAGCCTGACATACCGAGGTTGGAGACAGATTAATAGCAAAACGGTGAGCGGGCATCTTCGCTCTGTTTTCAGCCATAAATTGCAGCGTATGCTCAATGACCCACATGTCGATACTCGACGATAAACCAAATTCGTGCGCGACCGGCAAGAAGCTATCGGGGCTGATCAGTTCATCATTCTCACCTTTCATGCGCAGAAGAATTTCATGGTAAACATCACCACGCATACCGGTAATCGGCTGGGCCATCAGGAAAAAATGGTTGTGTTCCAGCGCCTGCTGTAGTCGATTCATCATCGCGACTTTATCTTTCAATTCGCGTTGCAAATACATTGCCCCGCGACGCTGCATATTTTCCGGGGCGTTGGTCACGATGGAAAGTTCGGCGACCGTATTTAGCTCTCCCAGCAGCAGGTAGATATGATTCACTGGCGAGCGCACATAGCAGTAACTGACGCCAATCTGCGGTTGCATCGGCATGCCATCCCAAAAGAAACGAAATTGCTTGAGATGGCTATCCAGTGCGGTAATGCGCTCCTGGTGCGATTCTGTATTCAGTCGCAGCGCGAGATCGTTACCCGAAAGCTGATAAACATCTTCACCCGGTTCCAGCAAGGGTGACAGCCAGTGAGAAAGTTTTTGCTTGTATTGAATCCGCAGCATGATGCCATAGTTCTTAACCAGCATTTCCATGCCAGGGATGCGTAAATAACAAAGCGCAGACCAGGGGGCATCACGCAACGCGCGATTCAGGGCGCGAACATTTGGCAGATGAACCACCGGGTCCACATACGCAAGCCGCTGAATGCGTCTGACTACCGCTCTCTGACGGGTTGCCAGTACAGCCATATAATTGACAATAAAAGAGAATACCAGATAACTGGAGGAGGTTATGGTCAGCTGCGTGGTATAGCCAGGATAAATGGGAATGTAATTTTGATAGCTGTGGATGCTGATCATCAACACGACCGCCCAGAGCAGCGAAATCAGCTTATAACCATAGCGCATCGCTCCCCACATCATCAGGGGCAGCAATAATGACAAGGTATAATTGGTGCTAAAAATTGTGCTTTTTTCATTTAACGGCATGCATAACAGCAACAATAAAGCACCTAATGCCAGTAGCCAGAGCGCGAACTCTTTTTTGGTGACTTTGGCATCAACCTGCTGTTTTAATTGCGAATAATAGCTACGTAAATAAAATGGATTTCGCACTACCCGAATGATGAAGTAGCACAGCGGGACACCGATCAGATTACCCACCAGTAAGGCCTGATAATTGATTAAAGTCCCGAGGTTAAAAGGCATGACACCGACCAGATTTTCTCTGCTCGCCAGTAATCCTACAAATGCAGCAAACTGGAAAAGTATCAGAAACAGCGTTGCAGGAAACACAATCTGCCAGAATATACGCTGGGAAATTAAACGGGTATCACCATGTGAAACGTTGTTACGCCGGGGAGTAAAGACCCTGTAACCGCCCCAACAGAGAATGATAATGATAATAAAATTAGCCGTTAATGATAGCGTTTCGTAAAAACCCAGCTCTGCATATTTGCGGACAAAAATCCCTAAGGCGATCCCTGGCAATGCCGCCCAGCTGAAAAACATCATCATGCTGATCATCAGTGCCAGAGGCAGATAAAAGAGAAAAACCTCACCGGAAGAAATATGCGCGAAAGTATTAATGTGGGCGAAAATGGGCAAGATTAAAGAAGGCAGGAACAGCGGAAGCCCCCACCATTTATCACGTATTTTTATATAAGTTGCATTCAGTTTCATAGATGCTCAGCAGAATCCCCCACATCCTGAAGGAGGTGTATTCAGACAGGCATCCCACCTGACTTCGAATGATGATTATTCATCACTATAGAGAGCATTGATTCTAAGTGTCATATGAAAGTACCAATTGATATATATCAAACAAAATAACCCTGATTAATGAATTATTACGTTTATCATGTTAATTCATCATTATTACATCATCATTGTAAATAATTAAATTAACTTCCATAACATTAAAATATGTATCCACTGACGCTTTTTTACATAACGAAGAATTGACCATTTTGTCCTGTTGTGCCTTAATGTAAGTACCGTCCACAGCGTGGGACATACTTCAAGGAACCTTTTGTGAGTCAGGCAACCAGTATGCGAAAACGACACCGATTTAACAGTCGCATGACCCGTATCGTACTGCTCATCAGCTTTATCTTCTTCTTTGGCCGTTTTATCTACTCGTCCGTCGGTGCCTGGCAGCACCATCAGAGCAAAAAAGAAGCTCAGCAATCCACACTCTCCGTCGAATCACCGGTACAACGTTAGCGGTTACCTTCTCCACTTTCACAGAACATAACGGCACTTCGCTGTCGGATGCTTTTGCTGTTTGGGATTATCAAAGCGGCAGATATTCTTTCATCTTAAATTTTACGTCTTTATCCTGACTGATGTTTATCCTGTTTGGCTGCGAAATAAATATAAAATTAATATATATGTTGTAATGATATATTTTTATAAATTATTCCCTGCGTGAATTTTAATAAATTTAATCTATCCCTTTATACGCAATACATTTACTTTCCTCTTTTGATGATCTTAAATGTCTTATTTTTCGTAATGTGTATAACAAGGAATAGTGATGAAATTTAAAAAATGTCTTCTGCCTGTGGCAATGTTAGCGTCATTCACTCTGGCAGGATGCCAGTCAAATGCTGACGATCATGCTGCCGATGTTTATCAAACCGATCAACTGAATACCAAACAAGAAACTAAAACCGTTAATATTATTTCCATTCTTCCCGCAAAAGTTGCCGTAGACAACTCCCAAAATAAACGGAACGCACAAGCCTTCGGCGCGCTTATTGGCGCAGTCGCTGGCGGTGTTATCGGCCACAACGTCGGGTCTGGCAGCAATTCCGGAACGACGGCAGGTGCAGTTGGCGGCGGAGCTGTAGGCGCGGCAGCGGGTTCTATGGTGAATGATAAAACCTTAGTGGAAGGTGTTTCTTTAACCTATAAGGAAGGCACCAAAGTGTATACCTCTACCCAGGTGGGTAAAGAGTGCCAGTTTACGACAGGTTTAGCCGTTGTTATTACCACGACGTATAACGAAACGCGTATTCAGCCAAATACCAAATGTCCTGAAAAGAGCTAATAATCAGGAGGAGTCATGAAGAAAGTTTTTCTTTGCGCCATCTTAGCCTCCTTAAGCTATCCGGCTATCGCCTCATCATTGCAGGATCAACTCTCTGCTGTCGCAGAAGCGGAACAGCAAGGTAAAAATGAAGAGCAAAGGCAGCATGACGAATGGGTCGCGGAGCGCAACAGGGAAATCCAGCAAGAGAAGCAACGTCGCGCAAATGCCCAGGCCGCCGCTAACAAAAGAGCGGCAACGGCAGCGGCAAATAAGAAAGCTCGTCAGGATAAACTGGACGCCGAAGCCTCTGCGGACAAAAAACGCGATCAAAGTTATGAAGATGAGCTACGCAGCTTAGAGATTCAGAAACAAAAACTGGCGCTGGCGAAAGAAGAAGCCCGCGTTAAGCGAGAAAACGAATTTATCGATCAGGAACTGAAGCACAAAGCTGCGCAAACCGATGTGGTGCAATCTGAAGCTGACGCCAACAGAAATATGACTGAAGGCGGTCGCGATCTGATGAAAAGCGTGGGCAAAGCAGAAGAGAACAAATCGGACAGCTGGTTTAATTAATCGATGTTAGTAACTTCAATCCTATAATTCTTGAAGATAAAAAACCCTCTGTAGTAACAGAGGGTTTTGTTCATTCATAGTGCAGGGTCAAATCATTCCCACTCAATTATTTACGGACGCCATAACCAATTGAGTGATAACACTTTTCTAAAGCTAAATTTTCCTCGTACCGTTTTATATACCGTCACCGGAAATCAGTACCATGAAAAATGCCATGCTATCTGGTCAGGGTGTCGTACTGTTTTTCGCAGACTCTTCCGGCTTCGGCTGCCCGGTCAGCATACTCTGCCAGTTGTCTGTTTCTCTCGAGAGATTTGCTGAGCACGTCGGCAAGCAAAACTCCGGTGTCTGCGGCTGACGACCCAGCGCCGACAGTGGCGTTATACTGCCTGAGCTGCTCACGGATGGCAACGAGCTGCTGCTGCAGCCGGCCAGCGCGAGCGGCAGCATCAAGAGCATCATTGCGCGCCTGGTCGATCCTCTGCTGCGCCTCACGTTCATTGGTTGCTTTCTCCTGTTCATCATGTTGACGGGCTTTCTCATCTTCTGCTTTGCGGTCAGCCTTCGCCTGCGCATACCCGGCGTCGTACTGTCTGTCACCGTGAATATTCCAGGCTATAACGCCGCCGGCCACCAGAGCAGCAAGCATCGACACGATAAGCAACTGTTTCCAGTATGCTTTCACGAATGCCGTGATCATGATGCCAGCGCCTTCTTGGCCGACAGGTAACGCACACGGCGATCGTCGATGCCATTCTGCCCGCCGTTGATGATCTGCGTGACGCGCATCAGGTCGTCGGTGTACTTCAGGCATCCATATTTCACGAAGTACCACGCCGCGCTCCGCGCTGCATACTCGTCCTGCGCCAGCAGCTCCGGCTGCTTAACCAGATCCACCTTCAAGCCGTTGCCGCAGTCGCGATAGGTGTTCAGCCCGGTGATCTGGATAAGCCCGCGCCCGCGGTAAAACCAGCCGTCTGTCGGCCCGTTATTCCCCATGCGTTTACTGTACACCAGATTGGCAATGGCCCGCTGCCTCTCCAGTGGCAACGATGGTTCACCCTGCCGGCGCCCGAGGGAATTAGCCTGGCCCTGCGTCAGTCGCCCGGCACGGACGAAACCAGCCAGCCCCGCCACGCTGTAATTGAAGCTCTCAACGAGCTGGGTAAAGCCAGTGCTTTCATGCCCGGCCTGGGCAATAAACATCGCCTGATCCAGCGGCTTGATGATGCCAAACTCTTTCATGGCCGCCACAATGTGCGGATGCCAGCGCGTGGCCAGCGACAAGTTAACGCCGGCAGCTTTCTGAAACTCGTTAATGTCCATGTTGCGACCTCGATATCTTGAAGATTTGCACGACGTTGCCGCGTGTCTTCAGCACCGCGGCGAACATCACAGCATTGATAACGACCTCAGAAAGATCTGCGGTCATAGGGAAGTGGTACAGGTATGAGTACGCGGTGCGCAGCGGGATGCTGGCCGCCGCCACGATGAGGAAATAGGCTATCCACCCGCCCCAGCGGCGATGGCGCGATCCGTTGCGCTGGAAGAACATCACCCGCAGCGCTATACCGCCGCAGATGATGGAATTAGCGATAAGCAGCAGATCATGGCCTGTCATCGTCTTTTCCTCCCGGGATTAAATCGCGCGGATTGTCAGAGCGGTGATACAGCCATATCCCAACCCGCACCGCGACAATTGCGGCAACGAACGCGCCGGCGGAGTAGACAATGCCCCGCTCGAACGAGTCCTGTGTGATGGTGGGGATCATGCTGGCAACGCCGATAAGGATTGATGCTGTGGGTTTGTAGAAGAGAAGACCGCAGAGAAAGCTGAGTAGCGCCAGGAGAACGCGGCGCTTGAACGGATACTCAACTGCAGAGGTAACAAAAATTACCGCCCCGGCCAGCGATCCCAGCGCCACTTCAGGAGGTACGCCGGCGATGACTGCTGCCAGCGCACCATAGCTAAGCCCCTGATTTATTGTATCAGCGGTTAGCGATGCAGACATGATGACCACCGTTTACTATGCATGATGAACCTCCTTAGTTTGGTCAGTCCATCATACACAATAAACCATTTATGGATAAATGGTAATCATGACAAATGATCATTGAAAACGTGTTTTTCTATGACAATAAAAGAATTGCCTCTTCAACAACCTGCTTTCTTTTTAATAACATCGTTTCAGTAGATGCTTCATTTTCTGCATCAATATACTTGTCTTGAAGTTCAAGTATTTTTAAATCTATAGCGTCGTCACATTCAATAACTCCACTTGCTATGATTTTGTCACGTTGATTTACTTGCGCTGTAGTGATATCGCTTCCGCTCATGTTTCCATAATAATCAACGATAGCCTTGAATAACACATCTGCCTGTTTTGCATCTGAACCAGTCATTAATTATACCCCGCTATTCTGATTTCTTTCATATAATTGTTATTTACGTTATGTGTCATTTTAAATAACACATACCAACTATATGCAAGTCCATGTGTTTCATCTGCCATTTTTACAAAGCCAGGGGCAGTTGACCCCATTTGAGTTACTATTGTAGTGTTTTCAACTCCAGATGTAGCAACTTTTGAATTAGAAAACGCCGTGTAAGGATCTGTATTTATATCTCCGTCAAACGATATCATCTGAATTAAACTTGCTTCAACAGTAGATCCTGCTGCTGCTGCATTCTGATCAGGTGAAATGTTAAATCTTATAAAAGCTCTTATATCATCAATAGCTTTTATATCATCTGGAACCCTCCACATGAAGTAAAGATCAACACCGTTTTTTGTTGATACTAATTTGTTAAATGTCCATGATAATGTGTCTGCTTTGTCGTTCAGAATTATTTCTGATGGTCTTAAATAAAAATATCTTCTGAACCAACCAAGAACAGTATTATTGGTTAAAAACCATGATTGCAGGTTTGTGCCACCAAAGCCTATAGATTTAGGGTTTTTATTTATTTTGTTTCCGCTTGCGTTATTATTTGCGAAATACAACTCATTTATGTATGCCCCCTTACCATGAAATGCATCAATAACAGAGTATTTTGCACGAAGAGCGACAACATTATCAGCTGATGCAGAAATGTTTCTTATAATATTCGGCATGTTAGCATCATTATATGAATCATCAGTATAGTAGGTGGCTACACCATTAATGCAGTCACCAACATCTATATTCTCAACAAGACAGCCTTTTGCATTATTTAATAGAACCATCTCCGAAGATACTGTACGACCTAATTTTGCAGCTCGTAAATCTTTAAACCCACAGTTTTCTACAAAGTTTGTAGCAGCTCCTGAACCATTAATAGTTCCGGCAGTCATAGGCTTAAGTAGATCACAATCTTCAATCCAGCAATCTGTTGAGTTTGCAATAAAACCAAATGCATAATAAGTGCGAACAAGATCCGCCTTTTCAACGGTAGCACCTTTTGCAATTACATCATAACAAGATGGAGAAGAGGAAGAACTATCGTTACCAAAGTTAAACAATTGAGTCCAACCATCACCAACCACATCGAAAAATCTTATATGCTGTGCATTAACACAATTAAATGCATAGCCTCCCCAATAGCTGGAATCAGTAAACACTGCAGACATGCGCAAGCCATAAACTTTACATTTCTCACACTGAACATAAGACTGATTATCTCTCAGGTAAGATTTCAGTGGTAACTCTGCCATCGTAGAATCAGCAACGGAAGACGGGTAATTACCGGAATTGTATGCCGCTTTTGCTTTTTTATAGTTCCATTCTCTGCCACTCCCAAAAACGAAACCACCACGACCATACATTGACAATGGGTTTATCTGTTTTACCGTAGCCCCATATCCTATAATTACAACATTGCTGGGTACGAACTGAATAAAATCAATCCAATAGGTTTTACCTGGTGTGAAATATGCTACACCGCCACCTAAAGATCGTAACCACTCAAACATATTAAACATTTTTTTAGAATTAGCATGAGCGTCTGGCTGGGAATCAGTAATAACGCCCCATGCCTCAGGACAAGTCCACTTACCAATAAGTTGATTTAAAGATCCAGACCCTGGCATGCCCAGCAAAGACATACCAAGACCATCTTCATGAGATGCTAACTTTATTGCGAGATCTGCTGTATCTGTCATCGAAAAAACAGGTATTGGCTTTCCGTTGCTATCCCATCCTAACAACGAGTTTTTCCGAACAGATACCGGGCTTAGTTGGTCAACAGTGCTTTCTGGAACCCGTAGAGTTCTCGCAAAATTACTGTCAATCTTCTGATCAAGAATGGCATCACCAGCTTTCCAGGCATTGGTGTTGTCAACGATCTGCCCATCAACATAATTCTTCGTGGCTGCGTCCTGCGCCTGTGACGGGTCACGAAGGTTACGAATGCGGTTGTTGAGTGCGTCATAATAGTTCGCGATGAACGACGGCTTGCGCAGCGCCAGGCGTAGAAAGCTGAAACACTGCTGGATAAGCATGGTCAGCTTGTCGAACGCATCCTCATGGACCTCTGCGAAGAACTTCCCCTGGTTACGGAGGTCAGTCTCTTGGGTAACTGGGAGGTCGCGCGAGATAGAAATCTGCCATCCGTTGGCCAGCGGTGACATCAGCACGACATTCCCGCCAGAATAGGTACCCGCCCCGGTAACGGAGTAATCGGTATCCAGAGTCAGCACCGTAATATTTTCGTTAAGGTCAGCGACCTGGACGGTGAGATCTGACTTCTTGAAGATGCGGAACGTGTACGGGAAAGATGTGGTAACGCCGTTCCCTGTGTAGTCGTTATGGTCGACTTCGGTTGAGACCGTCATGTTAAATCTCCAGATAGTCGCAGCACCCGTTGCGCCGCATATCCGGTTATTTTATTACCTGAAAAACCACATATGGATAGATAGACTGTGAATTCGAACAGATATTACCTTTCAGGTAATTTTCAAAACGTGCTGGATAGCAAATAAATTATTTGATACTGTATAAATATACAGTTATTGCATGGAGAAGATAAGATGCAGCAGTATCACTATCCACTGGAAGAGGGATTTACCGAAAGGATTCACACGCCGGGAGGCGTCAGGTCACTGGTGGAGGGATCGCACTTGATGAAATTACTCCGGGATCTCGATAAGGATGGATTTAATGTCGATGGCCCACTTGCCGAACTGACTGCACTGATTAACTACGTCACCAGCTCACAGATGTCTATGCGGGATCTGCAAACACATCTCGACTATTGTGCCGAACAATTACGAAAACAAACCCGGTAAATTTAAAGGCCGCAAGAGCGGCCTATCGTTTCGCTTTGTGCTCATCCCAGCACGTTTTGCACCATGCCATTAAACCATCCGCATTTTGATTATTAGGGTAAAAGCTGGTTCGTTTTCTGCGGACATTACAAATTGGGCACCACTTCATATGGCGTGTATTCTTTGGGCCATCGAGACACCTTGCACACCACTTAGTCAATCCATCTGGATTTTTTGACGATTTCCTGAATTTTTCATATGGAAGGTTTATTCTGCATCGCAAGCACTGCTTGCTACCACTTGAAACTCTGTTAGCTGATTCTTCTTTTGGCGGCGATACAGAAGGTATTCTTGCTGGCTCTGATACTGCCTGAGGTGCTTTTTTAGATGACTGAGACGATGTGTCATCACCAGGGAATCTTCCATGATATGCCGGACGCGTTGACACTCCAGGTGGAAGCTCTGCTGTAAATGGCTTTGGCTGAATCAGTTGCCTCTCTTTTGCTAACTCCTGCTGTTTATAATATGTCTGGATTACCGCACTATCATAAGCAGGAGGTGCGGAAATATTAGGCGCATTACCTCCAGTTTTTTGAAACTGAGTAGAGGTGTGTTCTATCACCTGTGTACGATTAATCGTTATCTCCCCATCTTCGGTCTTTATCGTTTTGTTATGATTTACGACCGTACGATCAGAGATCTTAGTCTTGTTCTGGTTGATAACGTAAATAATCACCGCAACCACACCAACAACTATCCAGAAAACTTCCATTGCTTTTCCTCACAATAACATTACCTTAAAGGTAATATCTTGCTTTCAGGTGATCAAGCATTAAACTCCATCAACCAAATACGGTTGATTTTGATATTTATTCGCGCTTATCATTACCTTTTCGGTAAATTTACATCGCACTCCTCTTGTGCCATAGTAATCGGGCACTGGCAAAATCCAGTGCCGGGATTGGCGTCCCGGGTTACTAAGTGGCGCATACCACGCCAGACGTGGTTTTTTTATGCGTTAAGCACAGCTATATCCGAATTATGGTGGGCTGGGCAGGGGTCCGAAAGGACACCGGTACCACTTAGGCCGGTACGCCAACCTTGTCCAGTTCACCACCAGTAATTGGCGTTGCGGTGGTGATTAAAATCACTAAGTGGAGATAACCACCATGGCTAATGCTCAAACTGCCATCTTCAAATTTGAATCTGTTAACCCTATCCGTTCCATCATTATCGATGGCCAACCATGGTTTGTAGCCCAAGACGTTTGTAGTGCGCTGCGTATCCAAAACGTCACCCAAGCACTTGAAAAACTGGATGATGATGAAAGGTCTATGTTCAACATAGGGCATGAACATCGTGCAATTTTTGACAGCCGAGTAAAAGAGATCAACATCATCTCCGAGTCAGGCCTCTACACACTGATCCTCCGCTGCCGCGACGCAGTGACACTAGGCACTATCCCCTACCGCTTTCGTAAATGGGTTACAGGTGAGGTACTTCCTCAGATCCGTCGAACAGGAAGCTACATTAAAAACTCGTTCCCGCAGGAAGAACGCATAAAGATGGTTGCCGACCAGGTAGCCAACGCCACGGCGTCAGCAGTGATGCAGGCAATGAAGATAGAGAACAAAACCTACAGTGCCCCACTGAAGCCCGGCTACCGCAGTCTGATTCATTCGCCGTCTGGTGTTCTCGGCCTGACGGAGAACTCATTGCTGATGAATCTGCTGAATCAGTTGCAGGACGACGGGCATGATGTATCGGGCGCGGCGGCGGAGCTGACCACCATGTTCTGCTACATTGTCGGTGTGAGCAAATGCCTGCGTGATATCCAGACCCACGCGGAGTATATCAACGACAAAGCAGGGTTCTTCTGACGGACGGCGGCACAGGGATGTGCCTTTAAATAATTCTGTACAGATTGCAGGTGAATAGCTTACTATTACCTCACGGGTGATCCATAGCGATTAGGCACCGATACAGGAGGAGCCCACATGAGAAAATTTGACGAGTACGAAGGCGTTTAACATTCGGATAGTTTAATGACGGGGCCATTAGGCCCCGTTTTCATGTCTGGAGACAGTTTGTGTTAAGTGAAGAAATGCAATTTGCCATGGCCGTGGCTCAAATAGTAAGTGCAGTCGCGGTTTCGCTTGGCTTGTTCATAGCTATCGCTACTATTATTTATAATGTAAATACAGCGAGAAAAGTACACACTTCAGTATTCCTTGGTGAAAGCAGGTTTGATGTAGATTATAAGAAAGGCCTATCTACTATGCGCCGCATTCACGAATCGAACAAATCATTCCGCTCTTATATGTATCCAAGCAATGGGCAGGCTGATCTTACGGATGAAGAAAAGACAGAGAAGAGAGAAATAATTTACTGTCTAGGTTTCTACGAACGCATGGCTGTGAGCGTGAAGCGGAAAACTTATGATGAGACCATGATTAAGGAAGTATTTTACAGCTCCGTTGTAAATAACTATCAGATTGCGCTACCTCTTATACAAGCCATTAGAGAAAAAGAAAACATAAACACATATTTTAAAGAATATGAATGGTTGGCCACACGATGGAAGGATTGTCCATTGAAGGATAAATCACCGTGGTACAAGTTTTGGTAAGCCCGCGCTGCGGGCTTTTTTTGTGGACGAAACAAAAGTCAGTGCTACACTCATTGACGCCACATTGAGGTGGCTTATAGATGGAAATTTCACAATGAAAAAAGCATTTGCTGCACTGTTCGTTTTGTTGTCTCTGGTAGCTTCAACTCAGGCCTTTGCCGGCCGTTGTCAGCACGACAGCGATACTGCCGCTGACGGCTCCCGCTGCGGTGGGCGTTCTGCGGATTCCCGCCCGGGCGGCGGTGGCATTCGTTAAAAACAAGGGCGCGAAAGCGGCCCGTGACATGTCACGTCCCTTTTCTGAATGATAGCCATTCGAAAAATGATGACATTCCACCGCAGACAATAGCAAAGATTATCCCACCAAAGAATAGAAGGCCAGCCTGCCACCACTCCCACCGCCATACATCCACAGCGCCAACCATACCAACAATCGCTCCAACAAATGGAATATAGCTCACGATGAAAGCAATGGGGGCTGCAATTATCCAGTGCAATCCCCACCATGATTCAAGCCCAGCCATAATTGCTGCCAACTGAAAAAGACCAACGACGATATAAACAATGAATCCTATAGCTTGCATGTAGTCACCTATTTACCCAATAAAAATAAGAGGCCTCCCCTCAATAAGGCTTGCAAAAAGAACTACTCCCTGCACAACAAAGATGAACCAGCAAATAGCTTGAGTCTGAGGGTTAAGAAAATATTTGTAGCGGTCAATAAATAACAATCCACCAGAAATTATCACACTCAAAATAATTAAAAACACAACACTTCCTTATTGCGGAGTGACATCCTGAGGTCTCCACCAGTATGTCTGGTTAAACTCTTTCTTCGAACGTTGCTCCATTTTACGCAAATAGCCTGGTGAAAAATACTCCTGCATCTGGTTAAAGATCATGTGATCGAGAGCCACCTTCAAGTACCAGAGATTCGCACCAGGCATCAAACCTTTCCCCAGCTTAACCAGATCACCACCAGTCTGCTCACTCTTCCCTTCCACAGCATTTAACGGTATGCCCTGAGCAATCTTCACTACGTCATCAACCAGACCAGCTACCGGGCCAAGCATCGACGCCAGCGCGCCGCTTCCGTACCTGGTGTGATCTGACAATAAAAAGTCACCGTAAAGGCCAAGACCACCACCTTTCAGTAGAGCACCAAGCCAGAATTTTGCGGCATCTTCTCCTGTCATCTCTCGAGGATTACGACCAGACGCAAGGTCGTTAAGTTGCTGCGACAAAGCGCCAAGAATGGTCGTACTGGCAATAAACGTCGCAATATATGCCGCACGCCCACCAGCAGACGGCATACCCATAGCGCGTGACCAGTGACGCATAACAACCGAGATAGGGAACGATTTAAACAGGAAAACACTTCTCGTTAATTCACCTTTCCATGTTCCACGCTGAATACCAGAACCGGTTATCAGTTGCTCACGAGCTCCCGGTGTAATAACAGCCATATCAACTTCTTCAGTTACGGCACCGAGCAATTTACGCATTGCCTCAAATTTCACGCGCTCAGGCTCACCAAGATGTTTAACTGCTGAATCAGGGATACGCATAATGCTTTCCGGTGTCAGCATCGTATTATTACCGTTCCCCCAGTCCTCCTGTTGCGCCAGCTTCCATACGCTCCAGTCTGTGTCAGTAATCCCTTTGCTTTTCAGGATACGAAAATCAGAGTCATCGAGGCTACGAAGGTCTGGTGTCCGTGACACTACTTCTCCCAGGCTTCCCATCATGGTTACGCCATAGGCGCGCTTGTGCGCATCTGACCATGCTGTAAGCCCACTGGCACGCATTACCGCCGTTGCCGCCCAACGAGACACTGACGGCCCCATATTATCCATCGCCCAGCGGTTAACGCTGCCAAGTAGAGATTCCATCGCCAGACCAGCGCGGCGCGCCCGCGCAAGTTCTGTACGGTTCGTTGGGTCCATAGCTTCAAGCTGGTTGCGGAATAACTGGTTCATTGGAAGGTTGGTCACCTTCGCAGACAGATACATGGTTCCAAGATCAGAGAACGATGATAGCAACGCGGATCCGAGTCTGCTGGCAACCAGCCAGTTGCGGATATTGTCAGACCATCGCGCGATGTGCGGATTCGCTACAGGCTGTGTCTTTCCGGAAATAAAGTTGTACAGATTCTCTGTGTTGTTCGCCAGCCGCTCGACTTTACCGGTTTTACTCGGGTTAGCTGTTGCCGTTTCTGCCTTCACCTGATCAAGAAGAGAGCGGAAAACATGATCGGGGTTTGGGCCATATGTTTCCACCAGTGCAATATCTTTACTGATACCTTCCAGGTGACCGACCATGATTTCCCATAGAGAGCGATCGCCATAAAGTTGCTGATATTGCAGATAGGAATCTGCATCTTTGAAATGTATCTGTCGTGATGCATTACCACGGTTAGCACGTGCGCCGGAAATTCGCATTCCGGTATCAGTAAGCTTATTCAGCCCACCAGTAGCGATCGTGTTATAAGCCTCTCCAAGAAATGCAGACAACTCGGCATCGTTCATCAGTTGTCCATCGGCTCGGATATAATATTTGCGATCCAGCTTACCTATAACATCGCTAACCCACTTATCCTTTGATACCGCCCCAACCTTTTCCATAGAATGATGTTGAGGGATCCCCCAGTTTTCGAGATAGCCAATGTCCCCACCAGCATCATTAAACCGGCGGCGCAGTAGATCTGTCACTTCTCTCCACGCCTTAGCACCTTTTCTTGCTTTAGCATTGCCAGTATTTTGCCCTCGCATTTCATATACCAGGTCACGCACGCCAGCTTCATCTTCAAACAGGCCAAAAAAGCGAGGATCAACTGCTTCAAATGCCTCTTGCAATTGACTCAATGCATAATCACGAGTAGCTTTTGTTCTGGACTCAACAGAGAGGAAATTCGATTTACCGTCTGCATTAAAAGCAATAGTACGGTTAAGAGCGCCAAGTTTCCCATCAGCCCCTTGATAGCTATTGATAAATTTATCCAATCTCTGACGTGCGGCTATAGTGAGGGCCACACGACGTTTCTTTAATGCCGCTTCTCGCTGTAATTCTTCAGAGGCCAATTGTGCTGCACGATATAGTCGCTCTGATTCGGAAAGTTGTCTCCACGACATCGGGTCATCACGAGCAATGGAGCGCATATTTCGATAAATGCGGTCTTCAATGTTCTGTATTTCTCGCGCCGTTAACGTGCGCTGCGCCGCCTGCTGGACCGCTTGTATACATTCCTGTCTCATTTAATTTAACCTCTCAAGAAACACGCCACAGCGACATCAAACAGGCTGGAGTCCTGTATTGCCTGCTCACTTTCCCTGTTCGCTTCATCCAGTACTTCACGCGCGCTGCGCGATTGTGGATTACCATCATCATCCAGCACGGTGATTATCATGTCAGGTGATTCAAGCAGCGAGTCTTCAGCTATGCGCAGATCAATATCTCCTGCCTGATCCGCCATCATTTTTTGTTCTGCCTGTTGCAATATTTTATCAGGCTCAAAAGGAGCTACTTCGTCTGGCGTCCTGACCTCTGCTGTTTTATAGAATGAAACAGCCTGAGCATTAAGTTCACTTTCTACCTGCAGTCGCCGTGCCAGTTCTGCTCGAGCTTCAAAAAACTGACCGCCAGGCTCATGCGGTGCCAACGCGTTACGAGAAAATTCCAGGCGTTCTTGTGCCTGCCGGATTCGTTGGTCAATATCGCGAAGTCTGGCCTGTTTATCTGATCGAGCACGAGATAAAGCCTTACCGCTACCGGTTGGCTCTTCTGCAAGAATTTGTGCGCGCTGTTCAGTGAGATTTTCAATAATTCGTTGGTTATTAGCGATTTCAGACTGGTAAACCTGTCTATCGCCACGCGGCAAAAGCTGCGCGGCCCGTTCTTCAAGCAACCGATTTTCTATAGCGCGCGCCGTTACTCCATCATCTACAGATGACAGAGCCTCATTAACTGCCTGAGACAGCAGACTCTTGCGCCCAGGAATTTCACTGAAAGATGCAGACTCAACAATGCTGGCAACGTCTACAGGTCTCCCCTGGCTAACATCAGACATGGCTTTTCGCAGAGCCTGAATGTGCGAATTACGCGAAAGCACGTTGATCGGCACGCCGGGAGCAATATCAATTTCAGCATGATGAGCGGCATTCGCCGCCAGTGCAGCATCGATATCAACTGGTGAAAAATTTGGTGCGCTTGTAGACTCGCCGCGAGAGTTAATAAATCTGCCGACACCACCAAACGCCACCCCAAGAACAGCATCAATAGCAATTGCCTGTCGATCCAACACATCATACTGGTTAGCCATTTCGCTATAGCCACCATCACGAAGCGTTTTTGCAGTAAGCCCACGCTGTGCCATACCGAACGCAATATTTGTACCTGCGGCATAGGCAATATCTGGCGTTGCACGTACTGCTGTTGCTGCGGCGCGTCGCACTGAACTCTCACCCGTCCGCGCAAGCTGAGCCGCCACACCTTCCGCCAGCGCACCACCAGCACGTAACCCGAGGCTCATAGGGATCAGTGTTCCGGCACCAGCAGTAATGCCCTGCACTAATCCCGCTTCCTGCGCCGTCCTGAAATCAACACCCTGTGCTGTCAGCCGTTCAAACTCAGAAAAACCCTGTAGCGAAGTTACCGCCGCTGCACCTCCGACAGGACCACCGAGCGTTGTACCGACAACAGCCTGCCCGCCCATATCGAACAACCCATAAAGAACCTGCCCGGCGGTTCCGGTTGTCGCGGCATCAGGCGTCAGCCGCTTAACCTGCTGCTCTGCTAGTTTTCTCTGCTCGGCAATGTATGAAACTGAAGTATCATTGAGCGAGGTGTTTTCGTTAATAAACTGAGCAATCGGGGATACGATTTTATCCATCCCTGCCCATAGCAACTGATCTGGCTTTGCCACCAGCCCGGAGTACAAACCAGACAATGCCGCTCCTACAGCATTGTCGAAAAAACCAACATCGCTGTTAAAGCCCGCTGGATTTGATGCTGCTTCGTCAAGTTGCTGATTCTGGTTTACTGGATTAAGGCCAAAGTAACTCATTGCGGAATATCTCCGGAGAATCTCTGACGCTTCTGTGTCAGATCAAGAACAACAGGAGAACCATCATCTTTCAGCAGATAACCAGTACCAAGTTTCACCAGGTACTGACTATCGCCGTAACTTTGCAAACCATACTGACCAGGCGGTGTTTTTATCCCGGTGCCGACAACTTGTTCATTCCAAGCCTGATTAACCTGCTTATCGAATTGCTCTACAGACATTCCCCACGGCAAAAGGACATTCCCCATTCCGTTATAGTCATGCACGCCACCTGTAGCTACGTTAACAGCCTGTTTCCAGATATCAGTGTCAATTTCGCCTGATACCACGCCTTTTTTCGCCATCACACCAGCGTAATAGTCCTTTGCGATCTCGTATGCCATTGATGCCCCCTGAGCATCACCAGCAAATGCATCCTTCACCATGTCAGAAAACTCAAGGCGAAGATCAGCATCTTTAGGCATCGGAATACCTTTCGCATCATCAGTACCTTTACGAGCCGCCGCGCCAGCAAGAATTGTCTGCGCAGCGGTTTCAGGAGACACGGAAACATCCGGATTAAACCAGTTTTTTTCTGCCAAAATACCACCAGGCTTGTCCATCAGTATCCCGGCAACGGCAGCAGATGGAGCGTTGGCACTGATCTGCTGTAGTGCTGACATATACACCTGCCCACCACCAGTGCTCTGCCTGATGGTATCGAGATATGCTGCCTGTTGGGAAACTGGAGCATCACGAAAGAAAACACCGATCTGATTGGCCTCGTCTTTGGAAAAGAACGTCAGTGGAGTGCCATATGACTTAGCAAGGTCACTGACCTGAGCGGCACGCAAGGCAACGCTCTGACCAAAGTTATCCTTATTGCTCATGTCGATAGGCTTTGCCTGTCCGGAGGCAAGAGAGAACTGCACAGGATCCGACTGCCGCTGCTTTATCACCTGATTTGCAGCCGAAACAACGTTGTCATAAAGAGCTGCGCGAGACGCATAACCCTCTCCTGTCTCACCAGTATCCGGGCGTAATTGCTCAACATATGCGGTAATGCTGCTTGTCGGCATGTTGCGGAAAGAGCCTATATACTGTCCAGCGATCTGCGTATTTCTGAACTCGGTATATCGCAGGTTTCCTTCTCTGACGCCATAAGCTGCAATAAAATCAGCCTCACCTGGTGGGTTAGGAAATTCAACGCCACGCATATACGCAGCCGTCGCATCGCGAACCTGGCTGTCAATCATCGTTTTATATTCAGCCTGCTGCTGCCGACGCAGTTGATCCGCCTGCCGCATAAAACTTGCCTGAGCCTCAGGAGATGCCGCATCGAATGCTGCATTACCGGTATAGCGTTTGGTGTTGGTTGGAATTGTTGATAAACCAAGTGCTGCACTGACACCAGCAGTTAACTGCTGATCACTGTATGGCTGGCTACCGTTCTCATGATGGATAATGGCTGCACAAAGCGCCTTCAGGGTATCAGGATTTGATGCATCGAGAGGCTCATCAGCAGAAACGCCAAGTTGTTCGCACACTGCTTTGATATACGACATAGTGTCATTTTTATCAGTAGGCGGTGCCCAGCGATTAATTATCTCGCTGACGGTATCAATACCCTGCCGCTGATACGACATCAGGTTCCGCCCTAATGCACGAATCCCGTGTTCAGGTGTTTCGAATTTAGCAAATCTACCATCATCACCGGTCTGGCCTACCCACGGATTAGTTTTGCTGTATTCGAGATTTCCGGGGTTATTGTTGCGTATGCCACGGACACGCTCGGAAGAGCCACTATCTGTTACAGCACGGCGAGCTCCAGCAGCAGTATCACTTAACTCGCCATTACTTTGGATGAATGCGGTCGCATTGTTTGCCGACCACTGGGACAATGCTGCATCAGCAACCTTCTCTTTAAACTCGATTTTCTTGGCCTGTATTTGCTCGTCGCTCCAGCCATGTGCAGCACCGTACTCCTCAATTTGCTGGAAAGTTTGCTTATTAGCCAATACGTATGCGGCATTGTCGCCATACAATGCTGCGGCATTTTTACCATTGTTCAGCAGCGTCGCCTGAAACTGACCTTCTTCGTAGGCATTAATTTGCCCTATCTCGTGCCGCCCGGCCTGCGTAGTGAACTGAATGCGCTGCTGCTGTGCCTGCTGCATGAAAGCATTACGAGCCTGTTCATCCGGCAGCGACATAGCCAGTTGTTCGACCTGAGCATCAAACTGCTGCGTATACTCATGGCCTTTTCCAATAGCATTTTTCCCTTTCAGGTTAAGCAATCCTGTTTCAGGATTATTCAGCAAATCACTGCTTATCTGACTGAGGTTAAGAGATGCCTCCTGAGCCAAGGCAATATTGGCACGCTGTTTTGCCTGCCCCAAAACATCAATTGCCTCTGCCCCTGCCCGAACAAAAGCATCACCAATACCTGGCTGAGAAAACGTCTGCAAGCCTGCTGACTGAACTCCACGGCTCTCAACCTGACGTCCGGATACTGTTGGTACGACTGGCATTATAATCCTCCGGGTAATCTGGTTCCTGCTGCTGCTCCGATTGGCGCAGGGGTGCTTTGAGTAAACGGACTCCATGTCCCTCCAAGCATCTGGTACGCACCGTATGCCTTCAGAGGCGCAGTGAGCAATGTTGTTGCTGCTCCCACATTCCCCTGTTTACGGGCTGAACTGGCTTCTGCTTTATAGTTGGCAGCCTGAACCTGATAACCGTAAGCCTCGCGTTGCGCGTTATTCACCGTCGTTAGCGAATCAAGAGCGCCAAACTGAGCAGTGTCACCAAATATATCCAGCGCGTTACCTGTAGATAAATCAGCGCCGGTCGCCCCCATTGTCGCCGCCTGTGTACCAAGCCGCTGTCGGGTCTCTCTGCGCCGTTGCTCAGCTTCAGCGTTACCTCTGTTTATTGCATCATTTGCCTGAGCTGTGGCTATATCTGCGTTCGCTTCTGCAACCTTCGAGGCATACTTTCCCTGTTGGTACTGGGTGTATGCCTGAATGCCACTCATGGCGAGCATTGCGCCACCAGCAATAACCGGATCGCACATTATTTTCTCTCCATGTGAAATCTGTGGAAATTAAGACCAAGAGCACCATAAGGCGCGGCTTCTTCAAGCCTGAATCCAAGCCAGTGCAGCCATGCTTTGGCAACATGGTTGCGCTCGTCGACGTAGTTTTCCAGGAGCGGATAAACTGCCAGCATCTGCTGCAATACAGGGCGGCAGTGGCGAAGAAATGTCTTCTGATATTTTTCAATACGGCTGGTCCCGACCAGCCAGGGCGTACCATTGCCACCGATCATTGACGCCGGAGATACACCAAACATGGTTACCAGTTCTCCGTTCGCAAATCCTGACCAGGCCATAGTCGCAGTGCGAAGACCAACACGCAGCGCATCTTCGGTAGTCATCAGCGATACCGCATACAGTTCGTCAATATCAGCCTGACGAACATCCGGCAAAATCATCTGAAGATGCTCTTCGGTGGCGGGAATAATTCGAACATCGATCATCAGAATCCCCCAACAGTAAGACGAGGAATAACGGCAAGAACAGACAGCGGCAACGGGTCAAGCTGACGGATTCTTACACGTCCGTTTTTGCCCCAGTTACTGTCCAGTTTCACTTCTACTTTTCCGGTAGCGTCATCAACAGGATCATCGTAGAACTCGAATTCACGCTGTGGATATTCGTACCATTTACCGCCGGGCGTAGTCGCCCAGATGCCGCGACTGGCATTCACAACCAGAGTAACGGACGGGATCACCTGTTTTTTGTCCAGCAGCGTTTCCTGTCCGTTAATGTTGATATCCAGTGTTTCGAATTCAGCAGTTATTGGCAGGCCGATGTGCACTACAGCCCCCGGAGATTCCAGCGTGACGGCACCTCCGGAAACTACTTTCTGTGGTTCCACGTTCGCATCAGAGAGAATGTTTACGGTCTGGCCTTCAAGATGAGACAGGCCTCCAAATGTCCGGCGCGCCATCTGCCAGTTCGTGGTGGCCACATTCCTGAGGGATGGCGGGACGTTCCTGTTAGCACGAACCACTACAGCGGTGTTGCTGGTTACAGAAATAATGTCGCAACGTAATTCTTTTGACACTTCATCGCCAGTACCAGGATCAGTTCCGGTATAAGGGAACTGTAGTTGCGCACCGACATCACTACTGGTGAAGTACGCACCACCAGAAACACTGATTGTATATTCCTCGCGGTAATCCCATTCGCCAGAACCACCAGTGATGATCATCGTTCTGTCAGACGTATTTCTTCCATCATAGCTAAGGCCAGAATCAACAAAGAAAGCATCTTCATCGCTGGTAAATAAACGGCTGGACAGTCGCTCGATGTATCTCACTGTTTGCCCGTTAACGGTTCGGTTAACGACGAAATACACCGCATCTTCATTGCCTTCGCTGATACTGCATGTGCTTTCATATTTTCCGGTACTGGATTGTGGTGCCCATGCAAAAACCTGCTGATCACGCAAATAGGTCATCACCAGTAATTTACCGTCATCACGAATGCAGAAGGCGCTGGAGTAAGGGACAATAGAGAAGCACCAGTCAACAATGCTGTGCTTCTGAAAAAGATGATTGGCAAGGATGGTCAGGTCGTTCCCCTGATAGCCGTCAACATCGAATGAGTAGGCCAGATCACGGACAACACTGCCTTTCTCCTGGACGAACAGAGCAATATTCGCCACGGCAATTGGTGGGACATTGCTCGAGCCATTTGATCCCTGAGAGCTGAATGCAAATGATGATGGGGTTAACACTTTGTTCTGGTCTCCGGTGATGACGTACTCACCTCCGGAAGTCAGCGCCACCAGCGAACCAACATCAATCAGGTGGCGGATCTCATTAACCTGACGCCCGGCATAGGTGTAGATAATTCTGTCGTCATCCTGCGTAGGATTGCTTTTGCCAAAATCCTTATAATCCCCGGTACGGCTGGCCCAGATAGTCTGAGGGAACGCAGTCGATGCGGCGAAGTAAAGACGTTGTTGATAATAAACAACAGTGCCAGGATAACCATTAACACTGTTCCAGGCATATTTAGCCCATTTATAGCTGGCATTATCCTCGCCAACGACCTGCGAAGGGATATAGGAAATCACCTCGGCAGTTGCAGTAGTTCCATTTGCAGCAGTGATACGGGCAATGCCAAAACCACTGTGCAGATATTCCCACTCAATACCAGTATCATCATCACCGGATCCGCCCCAGCCATCCCATGATGTGCCTTCTGTATGCGAAGGGCGCAAAGTACCTGTTTTGCCTGCTGTAACGGCGCGATAGTAGTTACTGTCTGCACGGCGAATATCGCCAATCGACGTACTCTTACTGGTTTCCCATACCGGCACTGAATCCACTGCAGGCTGTTCCAGATAGAACAATTTGCCTACCTGCTCCGCGCCAAAAATAGAGGCGCTTGCCGTTAACGTAATTGTCCCGGTGCTGGCGCTGGCATAAACCGTCACTGACTCGTCAATATTGATATCTTCAAATGGTCCGTTCTTCGTTACCACATCAACCAGTTGCCAGTTGTCATGCGCATAGCGACGCAACTCTTTCGGCGGGTATGCCGGATGAACAAGCGTAAGCACGTCTGCGCTTTGCGTGAATTTAATTCGGAACAGATCGGCTTCAGTATATGGCGTGGCAATTTCATAAATAACATTGCTGCTGTTCAGCACCAACGCACCATCTTTGATAACGCGCATGTACTGGTGTCCGAACTCCAGAGCATAAGTCTGAACCGTCGAGAACTGGAACGGTATCAGGCGGCATTTCCGATTTGGGTATTTGGCGGCACCGACAAAACGCGTACCAGGTCGATTCTCAACGCCGCCATACTGCCGCACGATAAAGTTATCGCACTTGCGCAATGCCACCTGGTACTTCGCCATGTCGATACGACCGTACAACGACGGTCCAATCTCACCACCGGCAAAGCTGGGCTGGATCCAACTGATAGCCATCAGGACAACCTCGCAATGGTAAACTCGTCAACCGGTGGCTGTGGTTCCTGTGATTCATTCTGGCTATGCGAACCAGCACTAAGAATCACGCGATTGTACATATTGAGAGCAAATGTACCGAGATCCGCATTCCCAGTCAGCGCCATGTTAATGGCTGCCGCAAGACGCCAGGCCAGCGCCTCCATAAAAATGGCATCAAACATGTTCACATCTGAAACGCGAGAGACATACTTGAGCCATGCCTGCGGCTGGTCTGTATAGATCAATTTTCCTGTTCCGTTGGTGTCTGCACCAACTTCGTACTGAACGCGCATTGCTGCTGTTGGATTGCGTACACCAGGAAGCATAATTTCAGTAATGCGCAGACAATCGGACGGGTACTGGTACGCATATTCCCAGTCAGGCGGTGGATTGTTCGTATCTGCAAGCGCCACGCGTTTGGTAGCAAAGTTCCAGTCAAAATCAGAAAGCACAGCATCACGGCAGGCCTCAAAGTGCAGCGAACATTCCCCCGCTTCCTTGCTGGCTTCCGTCAGGCTGTTAATGCTGCGGCTATTGCCAATATTGGACAGCGCACGATTGCAGATCTCTACTACAGAGGCCATTACTCACCCCCATTGCCGTACAGGGTTTCAGCCGCTGATTTTTCTACATCCCCGGAAACAGGAGCGATCGCCATATCAGTGATCTGCAGATCGGCGCTGCGATTAACCCCATCGTCAGTTTCTCTGGCAGACAGGCCTCGAATAACAGCCTTTGCAGTTATCATCACTTCTGTTCCGACGCCCTGAGGTTGCGCCTTCAGCTTATTCAATGTGTCGTTATTAAGAGTGATGCACAGCCCCCACGGGTATTCATCGCGAGTTCTGGTTTCTCCGCTCTCATCCTGGTAGCTGTCAGTGCCGGTTTTGAGGTTTACGAGTTCCATATACACTCCTGCAATAAAGGGGCCGAAGCCCCTTGTCTGATCCGCGAGGCTTACACGCCCAGTTCTTTACGCTTATCTGCGATCTTCTCGCGGAGCGTTTCGGCTTTGGCGTTATGGTGTGGCTTCTCGTTAAAGAGCAATTCGTACTCTTCACGGAGCTTATCCAGTTCACCATCATCTGACACATCGTTGATGATTTTGGTGCTGGTTGTTGCCATTGACACCTTTCCTGCAACTTTTGCTTTTGCCTGTCTGGCTGCATCGTTAACAGGTTCCAGTGCGCTACCAGGCTCACCTTCGTATTCGATTTCTGCCCCCTCCGGCCACAGAGTGTTATGGATATGAGAGAGGCGCAGAACGCGGTATCTTGGTTTCTCACCTGACATCGATATCACCTTAACCAGTTACTTTTGAGCGGATCGGATACGGCGTATTGGCATCAACATCAAGACTGATACCAGCAGTGAATTCGCCAGCCGTTAGTGGGCCAGTTGCGACGGAGTAGTTAACACGCAGATATCGCTGAACACCGGCAGGCACCTTTGCAGAAACAACTCGTTTACCTGCTGTCAGGGCGGTCTTTGCCAGTGCGCCACTATCATAAATAGTGGTCCATGAGGTGTTATTCTCACTCGTCTGCAACTGGATGTTTACAGTTGCATCACCGCTTGCCGCGGCGGCTGTGTTAACCAGCGCCCAAAACTCAAGCGGGTAACCCACGCCGATATCACGACGTTTTCCGTCAATTGGACCGAGATCGATTACGTCAGTAGAAGCCGCGGTATTCGTAACCGCCTGAGCTTCGGAGAACATCAACAGTTTGTCGGTGATCATCTTCTTTCTCCATTAGTGGGTCTGTTACGACCCACAGGTTAATAACAGGCGTTACACCACGCGGGCTTCTGTTTCCAGAAGCGCATCAGTTTCACGGATTGGTACACCACGGAATGAAGTCCACCACTCGCCTTCTGTCTCTTTTACGCTGATAGCCAGAGATGTTTTCTCCAGAGACTGCAGATCAAGAGCCTGGCCTACAGTGCGGTTCATGTAGAACACCGGGCGGCCCATGCCACGGTTTGGAATGCGATGTAGTGCTTTAACCATCAACTTCGCAATATTTGCGGCAGAGGATGGTTCTGAAAGATTGCTGACATCGATGTTTGCAATGCGAACAACATAACGCCAGTCACGCAGAGCAAGTCCGTTATCCCATTTGTAATGGGTGCGATAGCCTTCGTACTTGCCGCCATTAGCATCTTCCAGTGTCACCTGGCCTTTATCTTCCATCTGGATGCCAGCCTTCTGCCCTTTCGGGAAGATGCCATGCACGGTGTTTTCGCCCCACACCACTAACCAGATTGAGGTGTTATCTGTACCCGTGCCACCAGCATCAATGATGTTCTGAGCATTACCCGCAGACAGGCTGGAATAGCGGGAGGACAGTCCCATAAACTGCTGAGGGTTAACGCTGGAATCACCATAAAACAGCGTCTGCGCCATCTGCTGATTCATCGCTTCAATAAATGCGCGGTCTTCAGACAGGCGGAATTCGGCGGTATTGCCGTTCAGATCAGCCAGTGACTTATCGACTTCCGCATAGGTTTCCAGCATGCCAACGGAATCGGTTACCTGCACTGTGGTTGATTTGCTTGGCTGTACGCCATAGTTCAGCAAACGCCAGGTAGCTGAAGGTAAACCAGAACGAATGGTGGTTCGGTGTCCGGTAGGAAGGTTCCCTTCGACAAAAGGCATATCCTGAAGGATCGGGTTAGTTTGACCGAGAAGCTCGATAATCTTATCGACTTTCCCGTTTGGATCGACGCGCTTACCCCAGTCAGCCAGCGTTAGCGCAGTTAAGCCTTTAACAGCCATTGTCATTTCCTCTCTTATTTGCCATAGAGCACTTCGGCCGCACTACGCTGGCCTTCATTACCACCGGTGACCATGCCATCTTCAGACATCGCCTTTCCGATTTTCACGAACGTTTTGACCAGATCAGGGTGATTACCCAGCCCGGTGGTGTTCAGATATTCTTTGAGTTCAGGTGTCCCGAACTGGTCAAGCGCACGCTGTGCGGCGCTAAGGTTAGAAATCAACTTGTCGCCACCGATTTCTTTGTCAGCTTTTACATCCGCAGCCCACTGCTCGGTTGTTTTCTGCCAGGCTTCTGCCTGGCGCTGCTGAACACCTGCCAGAATCTTCGGATAAGCATCAACCAGCTTTTGCGCTTGCTCGTTGGTCAGGTTAAGTTCTCGCGCCACCGGCTCGAATTCCTTCAACGCTTCTGTATCCAGCTCTACGCCTTCGGCTGCCTGAAACTCGTACTTCTCAGGCGCACCCTCTGATTTATCGCCGTCCTTTTTTTCATCCTGCTTATCGTTTTCAGGCTTTTTGTCATCAGCAGGTTTATCGCCATCAGCAACAGGTTGTGGCTTATCACCTTCCTGTTGTGATGGATCACCAACTGGAGCAGGGTTATCACCTGCAGGCGCTGACGGTTCTGACGCAGCCGGAGCTGCACCACCATCGACTGGTTGCTCATTGCAAAGACGGCGATACAGCAAACGCTCAAATAAATTCATGATCACTCCTGTTCACTGGCCTCTTTGGCCATCTTCAAATACTGTTCAGGGCAATGCGCCATAACGCGCTGAAACAGTTCCAGCGCCAGATTGCGTTGCCCCTCATTAAATGCCATTGCCATAGCGTCCATCGGTGAGATAGCGGAAAACACACGGCCTTTCTCCAGCACCGACCAGACAACGCGACGCCCCTGTTCACTGCTCATGACAAAGCGAATGTCATCAATTTCACGCTGCGCCATGTCACGTTGCTTACGGGCGTTTTCTTCTTTCAGTTGATCGTCTTCGTAATCTGTCATTGTGATTGCCCACCCTGACCACTAACTGCATTCGCCATAGCTGACAAAACACTCGGATCCGAAGTTTTAGCTTCGCTTAGCGTCTTGGCACCCTGTGCCGCCGCCATCCCCATCGCCATCATTTGTTGCTGCTGTTGCTGCTGTGCCCGTTGCTGGCGAGCATGCTCAACCTGTTCCTGCGGAACAATGACGGTTGGAGACACTCCGGACATATCAGCGAATGCATCGATCGCCTGATCAACGTTGAGTTTGTCGAGAGCTTCTGGTTTCGCTTGCGCAAGTTGACCAATGAAGTTAACCGTGGACGCCAGACTGGACAGGCCGATAGACTTCTGCGCCTGAGCCATGACGGAAATGTATTCGACCTTCAGGGGCATGCCTTCCATCGCGTCAGGCGGTGGCGGCAGCATGTTTTTACGCACCATCATCGAGAAAGCGCGGTCAATGAGAGGATTAAGACATTCGTCGTTCAGACGCTCCAGAACCGGCCCCAACATCAGAAGTTTTTCTTCTTTCATTTCGATCACCGCTTCAACAGGCATCGAGCGGGTATTGATGTTCTGCAACATCATGAACAGATCGACAAAGTAGGCGCTGTTAATGATTTGACGAGTGTCCTGAATGTCTGCCACCAAATCTGCTGTACTGGGGTTAACCAGATAAGCAGGCCTGAAGCCATCCTGACCAGTAATCTGATCGATATACGTGATGTCGCCAGGAAGAAGGGAGGCGCGCTGATTCTTGAGGGAAGTCGGAGCAACCATCGGCGGATTGGTGGCTTTATCAATCAACTGCGACTTGCGCTTCTGGAGAAGCTGCAATGCCTTAACAGGTCCAAGCGCCAGCATACCCGGGCATGATGATCCATAAACATCTTCGCCGTTAACTTCCCAGCGCGGAGCCATAATTGGAAACTCATCGAATCCGGACTCACGCAACAACTTGTCGTTATCGCCACCAACCTCGTAATAAACCGATTTGAATGGCTTGTTCTTGCTATCCAGCTTCGATGTATCGCGGTCAATGTTCGGGTAAACCGAATGCATCACTTCAATCCACTTCTCGTAGGTGCCGCTTTCCCACATGCTTTTTACGGATTCGCTGACGTTATTTAGCCCGAACTCCTGAACAAGCTGACGAACAGTCATAGAGAACTTGCGAAAACAGGTGTCCACACTGCCACGAGGTGAGTTAGCCAGGTAGTAACTGCCTATCGGGAATGGCATTGTGCGAATGATGTCCTCGTCATCCTCCAGCACTGCCATTGCACCAGTGCTGTATGTGCCGAGGCTTCCGTATAACTGCGGCAGCGACTGATAGAGATTCGACTTATTGAACATATCGTTCATGCGGTTCTGCACCGCCTCAAGCCACAACTTAACAGGGCCATAATCCATCATTTCAGGATCTGGCGTAGCCAGGCGAAACCACGGACGCGCGGGGCTTGTGATGCCTGACATCATGCCGCTGGCGAGAGTGCGCGCCGCCATAGTCCCGGTCGAATCAATAATGCGTGTATTGCGCCGATCGTTACGGTTGACCTCAGAAGTCAGAAAGCGGGAACCACGCGGGTTGATGTAATCACTCAACTCGCGCCAGTGCGGCTCGAACGACTGACGCTCGCTTTCAAGTTGTGCGAACTGTTTGTTCAATCGCTCTTTAGTTGTTTCCGCCATTTCAATGACTCCGGTTACTGACCAAGCAGCGTTTTACCGCTGGTATTAGCGGTTGATGTGTCGCCCTGAGAACCGGTAAGCAGCGTAGAACTACGACCAGCAGCAGCGCGACGGCGACGAGTTTCTTCGTCGCGGGCATCAACAACGGCGGCATCCTGCTCCTGTGGTGCTGCCTGAACTTCTGGTGTTGCAGGCACTGATGGTGAGCTACCCATGCACATATCAATGACTCCGTACGCAATTAAATTATTACCAATTTAACCACATATGATTTATTTATCGTAGATAGTTGACATTTAACGCACAAATTATTACCTTTCAGGTAATCAAAGAGTTCATTCCGGTTATTAACCTGACTGGCTTGTCGTTAAATTGAACAGGTGGAGTGAGCTTTTATTTTGAGCAGTACGGCGTATGGCACATGCGCCGATAGCGGTCTGGATACGTTTAAGGGGCACCCTCCCTTGCTCGGGCAAACGAACCAGGTAGCCGGAATGTGCAAGTCGAGCGGTTTTATTCCGCGCACGGGGATTCACCATCCCGGCGATTCGGTGTGACGCCTCGGAAGAGACGAGGGTACAACGATGAGAGCATTTATGGAGCCGCGACAAAGTGTGGCGCCTTAACAGGCTAAGTGCTCTCAGCGTTGTGGCATTAGCTCAGTTGGACAGAGCAACCGCCTTCTAAGCGGTTGGTCGCAGGTTCGAATCCTGCATGCCACGCCAGAATCACGCCTAAGGACCGTGATGCCAGAAGTTCCAGGTGCTTGGCGGTGATAGTTTCCCTTGAAGGACTATCACCGCCCTTTTTACAGCAGGACGCCATTGCGATGACTTCATGCTGTAAACCAGTACAGCCACGGAAGGCATAACTCATTGCTTCCAGTTCGCCCGGTTCGCCGGGCATTTTTTTGCTTGATGACCGCAAATTACCTTAAAGGTATAATCATGAAAAACTTCAAGGTAATTAGCATGTTTGAATCGTTCAAAGAGCTGTTTTTATCTACTGCCAATACTGCCGTGAATCGAGCCAAAAACCCTGTGCTTGGTGCTTTTGTTATGTCCTGGTGCGCCTTCAACTGGAAATCAATTCTTTATCTATTTTTTAGCAAATCAAACATAATAGATAAAATTTCATATATCTCAGATAACAGCACATGGAAAACTGTTATGTTTTATCCATGCTTATCTGTAATTGCTATCTGCTGCCTATTACCATGGGTAAACAATATCATTAACGTATGGCAAGCAAAGCCTCTTGATAATAATGACTCAATCGAAAATCACCTGAAGGCAAGAAAAATCCAGCGTGAAACAAGACTGCAGAGGTTATTGGCTAAAAAAGATGTTACATACGACAAAGTTAAGACTGGCGCGGAAAAAGACATCCAAGAGATGAAAGAAGAGATTATTCGATCAAAGAATAGTATGGGGGAATTGACTGCCGAGTTGAAAGCTAAAGATGACGAATTGAGATCCGCCAGTGCTCAGTTAGCAGCTCTAAATCATTCATTAAAAGAGATATCGGAAACTCTTGGAAGAATGAATGAGGCATATAAGACCCTCCAAAATGATTTCGACGAATACAAACTCAAATACCCTGAAAAATCTCAAATAAAAAGCCTTGCACTTGGCAACGGCCAAACAATTAGCAACTTTTTGGAGCAACACAACTTATCCGGATTAAAATCTGGTAAGCCAAACGTTTTTAATAACTTTGGTGTTCTATCTGGATTATCAGGTTTCGAGGATAAAAATAAAGACTAAGCATATGGATCGTACTCGGTAAGCGCCTTGCCTTGCTGGTTCTGCTGCCCGGGAAGTCGCAGGCGCTTTGACACCGGGAAAGCAAACGTCAGCAGTAGCGCATCGCCTTTACCAGGCGAACGCCCAAGTCGTTCTTTGATATCTTCCTTCGGTTCGATAACGATTTTACCGTCCACGCGAACTTTGTACTCTGCCGCCGACAGATCGTCCGCTGTTTCCTGGTCATCCAGCATCCCGCCCAACCTCAGCCATGTCTTGCATGAGTTGAACATCTCCCCGCGCTTGTTGAGCATCTGAGGGTCAGTTGACGCACCACCGAACGGAACAAGTTGCCATGTGCGCCCCCAGCCGTCACCGATTGACTTCAGACCGGTTCCGTAACCGAAGTCGATGAACACCGCGTCAGCCTGATACTGGTCTTCAAAGTCAGCGATACGCTTCGCCATAATCAGATCGTCAGTGGTCTTGTTGCCAGTCCATAGCACCTTACTATGCAACCCCTGCCGCAGGTATATCACCGCGTCATCAACGCCTGAATATGCCGGGTCAACACCGATTATCACCGGAGCATGTGCCACCTGCGCAGCGGTTACCACCCGTTTCATTGCCTCATCAGTAAGACCGGTAGGGATAAACTGCAATTCAGATGCATCAGGGAATATGCCGCGCACACGGATTTTAACGAAGTCGCTGTCTTCCCCGTAGTCATCAACCCATTTCTGCAACTGCTGTTTGTTAGTACCTTCCACCGTCCGGCTGTCAATCTGCGCAGTTTTCCAGCGGTGTTTGTATTTGCGGAAACATTCGCGAAAACGCCCGGTATTACGTGTAGGGTTTCCGAACGCCACCCAGATAATCTCAGTGTCTTCGTCCGTAAGCGCACCCTCAGCAACTTCCCACACCAGATCCGCAATGTTCGACGCTTCATCGAATACCACGATGATGCGTTTGCGCTCGTTGTGTAGTCCGGCGAATGCCTCAGTGTTGTGCTCAGACCAGGGGATTGCGTCAGCTCGCCACCGCTTGTCGTGCCCAGGATCATTGCTGTACATCGCGGTAGCGGTACAGGTAAACCAGTCTTTCGTGATAGCAAGGTTCGACCACTTGATAATTTCCGGCCAGGTCTTCGTTCGTAGCTGGTTGTCGGTGTTGGCGGTCACCACGACCTTACAATCCTCGCAAGTGGACATGCCCCAGTTGATTAGCATTGAGATGAATGCGGATTTACCAATACCGTGACCAGAAGCACGTGCCAGCATAAGCGGCTGATAACGCGTCTCTGGATTCTGCAGGTGATCACGTATCTCTCGGAACGCATCGGCCTGCCACTGACGTGGGCCGGAAGCATGTGCCAGTTCAGTCCCCTCTTCCCCCCACGGGAACGCATAGAGGGCATAGCCAAGCGGATCGTGAGTGAACCCTGCAATATCCTCGATCAACTGCTCTTCAGGAGATAACGCTGCATCTGTCACTGATTGCCATCCTGACGTTCTTTCAGTCTCTTCCTGGCTGCTGCTATGCGATCAGCAATTGTCACATTCACATTAACATCCATGCGTTCTTTGAACGCGTTGACGTCGACGTGCTTACCAATCAGTTCGAGGTTCTTCACCTTGTCAGGCCATTTAATTTTTTTGAGGATTGTCTCTATCGAATCCTCGTTCATGTTCATGATGGTCGATGACAGATCAAAGCCACTAAGCGTAGTGCGCCAGATTTTCGGCCACTCACGGATTGGTTTAAGGCTCCCATCGTCGTTGAGGATGTCGATCACGTCCATCTGGTCGATCTCCACCAGGCGCATGAGAACGTAATCAGCACTGACGCGCATTCGTTTGTTGCGCTCCTCCATCAACTCGGCAATCCGTTTTTGAATGCGTTCATCGCGCATCATGACACTGGCTTTAACTGCCGCTGTATTTGGGGAGAATCCTGCGTTAATCGCTGCCTGAGTCTGGTTTTCAGGCGTTTTGATGTATGACTGGCAATAAGCCTCCTGCATTGCTGTTAGTGGCTTAAATTGCGTTGATTTGCGTTTATAGGTTTTAGGTTCAGCAGGCATCATAACCACCGTGGTAATAGTTACCGTTGTGGTAATAGTACCATGCAAAATAAAGCCGCCATAGTTGGCGGCAGTATTCAAAACACATCAAATTCATCATGCATAATCTACTCGTGACATGTCACACTATTAATTTCGTTTCATGCCAGCCTTTAGTCACCCAGCATTGCGAGTCACCATTACACGGGCATGAATTAACTGGAACTCTCTCGCCGCACTTACCGCAACGTTTTCTGCTGATCGATTTTATACGCCCGCGCACGCGTGCATCATCCTGGCGGATCAGTAACGCTATATACTCACCAAATTCGTAAGGCGCACGCCCGGGGCGACGCGTGGCACAGTTACGCTCCAGCATTTCAATTTCCTGAGCATCAAGCACAATCTCCAGCTTACGTACACCGGATGCAGCTTGTCTGGCTCTCTGAGCGGCTTTGCGCTCTGCTGCTGATTTAGCCATCAATATTTACCTTTATCGCGTAAACCTTTACCGGTTTATCGCCGAAGTGCGGATGTGTGATTGTCTTGATTTCATATCCGCCATACGGAACGTCAATTCTGCGGCTGGAATCGTCACGCTTCGGATATCCCTTTGTGATAATCAGGCGGTCATACTTACGGTTAACGAGGCGCTTATTCCAATAGTCATTACACAGGCGATACTCTTCCGTTTTCTCTCTGCGAATCATGGCATCGAAGTATTCACCTTTGACGGCAAGTTGCAGGTTAGCCACGGTTAACCTCCTGCGGCGGTTCTGGCAGCGGCATCCAGTGGGTTACGTCATCCAAGATATTTCCTGATAAATATGTGAAAGCTCTATATTTTTTGTAATCAATTGGACTCATTACCCAGTTCCAATATGCTGCCACTATTTGACCTTGACTAAATGCCAGTAACATTTTGGTGTCTTCCGGCATTCGCTCACTACAGCTTATCCAACCATCCGGAGTTACCGGAGTTGGTCCATCGAATTCGGGCATGTCAGGACCTTTTCTGATAGCTTTAGCCAGCTCCAGCGGGTCATCGTAAATCCAGTCGCCAGTTTGTGGGTGATTTGCTTCTGCAAGCTGCGCAGCCCATTCAAGACCATCTTTTTGACCTTGGAGATAATCAAGCGGCAACTCTTCATGATTACTTGCAGGTTCGGCACTATCAGCTTCGCGCCGCTTCTGTAGCTCTGCTGCCATTGCTCTCACGACTTCAACTGGTGTCCTTGCCGCAAACTCTATGTTGGTGATCAGCTCATTAAGATATTGCTCGCCTGGATACTGTTTCTTATCGGTTATAGTGGTCATATCACTCTCCTTTGATGCGTAATGATGTCGATAGTTACTAACGGGTCTTGTTCGATTAACTTCCGCAGAAACTCTTCCAGGTCACCAGTGCAGTGCTTAATGACAGGAGTTTTCCCAGGATGGCGAACAACAAGAAACTGATTTCCGACTTCAAGGACTTCGTTGCTTTCCAGTTCTGCAATGCGCTTTTTTGCTGCTTCCAGTTCATCCAGTAATTCCAGCACGATAGCCGGATTAGCCTTGGCAACAAAATCCCGGACTGGCTTACAATCAATCTCCGCAATGGGTTGATACGATGTGTAGCCATGCTGTCTTGTATAACTACCGTGACGAATAACGAAAAAATCACCATTTATTTTTTTAGCCTGCCACTTATCTTCACCGGCTTTCTCTGCCGCCTCACGCAGTGCCTGGTAATTAATTTTGCTCACTGACTGCCTCCTTTGCGAATCTGTTCCGCACAATGCAGCAGGGCGTCCGTCGCTTCTTTCACCGTAACGATGTCGCCATCGTCCAGCCCGGCAACCGTCGCGTCCTTAACGAACACCGAGCAAAGGTCATTAAACGCCTGCGCCCGCACTTCAGCCAGGAAAGCGTCGGTGGCTGGGGTTTCGCTATGGTGTAGGGCATCGTTGATAATCATTGCAGCAACACCAGCCTGCCCTGCATCCGTGACCGACACATGCTCAAGAGTTACGGCCATTGCGTGTTTCAGCCCCGCATTCTCAGCGGCCAGCGCCGCGCATCTGGCTTCAAGTTCCGCAAACTTATCAGCTACTGACTTCGGACCGTCTTCACCGCATGCCTGCATCATGGCTGTTTCCCATGCCCGCTCATTAGCCAGAGCAGCATCACAGAGACGTCGAGATCTGTTCAGTTGCTCTTCAAGTTCTTCATAACTCGGTTTCATCTTTACCCTCGCTTATCCACATAACTTATTGATAACATTGATAACTAAAAAGATCGTCGATTCAGAACTCTTCGATGTTCCAGCCACCACCTGCTTTCTTTGGTTTAACCGTTACCCCGATGATTCGGAACGGATACTGATCTGCGGCGACTTTGGTTTTCACCCTGGCGTCGTCGGTCCAGAAACCTTTCACTTCGTGCAGTTCCATCTCGCCGGTGGCGAGCATCACAGCAAAATCGGGCGTATAGAACGTGTTGTCAGCTAACCGCAACTTGATACCCTCAAATCGATACCAGACGATTTCTCCTGCACGTTTACGCAGCTCAAGGTGCTGGCAATACGCAGATTCTGTTTTGTTCATCTGGCCTGTTTTGAGTCGACCAAGAGCCTGTATCTGTTTTCTCATGATTTACCCCTTAGGTAATTAAAAACCACATAAGACATGAAATCAATAGAAATTAGAACATTTTATTACCTACAAGGTAATCATATAGGCGTAAAAAAATGCGCTATCGCGCTGGTATTACTTGATAAATCCTGCTGCCTTTCCTCGCCTGTATTCCTCCATCAGCCACTGCGCCGGTGTTATTCCCCCAAGGGTGGCGGCGTTAGGCATGCACCCGAAACTTCGCCCTGGTGGATGGTAAACATCTCTCCCTGTGTCCGGAGGCGTACTCATGGGTTCTGGCTTTGCCTGTATGCTGATCACCGGATCGGGTATCTGCTGTCCGGAAGCCACCTTTTTCGCCCAATCATCGAGCAGCCTGCGCGCGTGTTTCTCAACCTCAATCTCGCTAAGCTGGCGCTGATACATTGCACGGCGGGTATCACATACGACCCAGTACATAACCGGATGCCGCCACGGGAATCTTTCGGGACCACCAGGATATAAACTTTTTTCCTTGCTGTACCGGTGAAACTCTGCCATCACATCGTCAATGGTGACGCCAAGAACCATCTTGCTGTCTTTACACCACTTGATGAATTGCCCAGGCGACGGCCAGAACGGAGATTCACTGGCTCGGGCGTGGCGCATACCAGCAGAAACCTGTTCACGGGTTCGGATCCCCCCTTCGGCAAACGCAGCAATCCACTGCTGTTTTGCAGCAACTTCCTGCTCTGGCGTCTTCAGGTTGGTTACCACTGCCGCCGGAAACAGTTGTTTCAGCTGTTTGAAAAGGGCATCAACAAGCCTCTCTGCTGACATGTTCACCACGTTGTCATTGTTGGTGTACTGATGCTCATAACCTGACATGCGAGAAAGGGCTTCTCCGTCACGGTTTTGTATCGCGGTAAAAACGTTGTTCACAAGAAATCCTCCCATGCTTCAGGGCTGTTCCAGTGCGGAACGTTGTTATCAGGTAATGTTGATTGCTTCTGTCTGCTAATCTGCAGTCGCCTTGCCAGCTTCTGCTCCCACTGTGCCTGATGGTATGCCTTACCCTCAGCCATCCAGTAAATTCTGAACTCTGCAAGTTCCTGTGCCGTTGGCAGACTGTCCAGGTAGATCCCCTGCAATGAGCTTTTCCGAAGAAAGTCATCTGATGGCTGCCATTGTTCATGCATGACAAATTTGCCTAATTGCCCTGGCCCACCAGGAGGAACAAAGTTATTCATCACGGCGTTGTTTGCGCCGGGGTCATGATGCACAGAATCCCCGTTTTTTGTCCTGCTCTCCCTCTCTTGGTTATATGACTGGTTATATGACTGGTTCTGGATCCCGTTTTTGGGATCATTCAACATCCCGTTTTTGGGATCATTCAACATCCCGTTTTTGGGTATATTCCCGTTTTCGGGAACATTAACGTTTTCGGGTTCATTGCCCCCCTCCCGGTTGCCTTTAATGTTCCCGTTTTTGGTTATATTAAGAGAGAAAACCCGCACTCTTTTTGTCGCTCCCTTTCTCTCTCCGGTATCTGAAATAAGCCCCATTTTCATGAGCGATATAAGCCCGGCCTGCACGGTTTTTTTATTCAGGCAAGTGTCTTTAACGAGGCGTTCTATGCTGGGGTAGCAGAGGTTATATTCATCGGCTCTGTCAGCCATCGAGAGCAGTATGAGCTTTAATGATGAGCTACCTGGATCTGTCTCCCAGGCCCAATCTGTTGCATGTCTGCTCATGATTAATCTCCGCTATCAGCTTGAGTGTTGTGGGGAGGAATTAATCATGATCTGCTTAATCTCTGCCCTGATACGACGGTTTGATTCCATGGTGCACTCAACACAGTGTCCGTTGTAAACCCAGCGTTCACTGTCATGTCCGTGCTTACATGGTTTTCCGGTGTAGTAGCGTTTAAGTCCGCGCTTTGCGGCATCAATACGTGTAATGATTTCCATGGTAAGCCCTGTTATTAGTATTGGGATTACGGTTATTTTGTGCTGACACAAAAAAAAGATCAACCATATTTGGTTTTTTATTACCTTTGAGGTACGAATAGATATGAAAAGACCGCCGGATGGCGGTCTACAGAGGGTTGTGGCTGGATATCATGAGTAGAAGAAGTATGCCAGTTCTGCTTTTGAGCGCAGCCATTGTCTTGTTTTACAGGCTTTAAAAAGCCCATTCATCAATACCTTACCTGGCATTTTGCGCTTACCTGTTAAGTGAGTCTGGATATAGTGACTCGTCGTTCCGGCTTCCTGTGCGAAGGCTTCACGCTCATCCGGAGTAAGTGCAAGCCAGTGCTTTTTGAAATCGAAATGTCCGTTATCGCTCATAGCTATTGCCTGATATTTATTTCAGATAATAAATATTCACCTATAAGGTAACAAAAATCAAGGATAGTTACCCACGAGGTGCATTTACCTGTTGGGTAATATTGCTTTAAATTGAATCATCTTCTGATTCAGATATGAGGCGATTTTCCAGAAAATGAAAAGTATCCAGGACGTCCGCAGGCAAAATCTCAACGACTTGATCGACCGTGAATTCAATGGTGTTCAGACGCGGATGGCTGAAAAACTTGGAACTCAGGCAAATCTGGTAAACCGCTGGGCTCTTGGCAAGAAGGTTATCGGCGACCAGGTTGCACGAAAAATTGAAGCTGCCGCCAATAAACCCCGTAACTGGCTTGATATCGATCGCTCGCTTTCTCAGGAAGGTTTTCAGCCTGTCGGCCCAAGCGACATTGGCCAGCTGGCGGCTCACAACCTGGAACGCTGGATGAGCGAAAGCCGCGACCTTTCAACACAGGGAAAACTTCACCGCGCATCCGGCGTAGCCCAGGTGACAATCAGCCGCCTGTTAAACAATGAGGTCAGCGTTTCCATTTCCACCCTGGAGAATGTTGCATCCGCATTCGGGCGTCACGGCTATGAATTACTGATTCACCCGCACGACCCTGCGACCATCAACTATGATCGCTCGCGCTACGCATTGTTACCCGAAACCGAGAAAGCAAAGATCGAAAGTTACATTGAATTTGTCATCAACCAGAACGAAAAAAACAAACAATAAAACCATATTTTTCAGTAAGTAAGCCGCCTTATGGCGGCTTTTTTATTGCCTATTCGATTACCTAACGGGTAATTTTTTTAACTCATATCTATTGACATCAAACCATATACGCATAATTATTACCTCAACGGTAACAGACCGAGGTAACAAGTTATGCAGTGGAAAATCATCAACGGTTGGTACTGCGTTACTGCATGCGGATTCATGAGCTGGAAGTTCAGCACCTTACAGGAAGGCATTAAGTGGGCTTTCGTCAGCAAAGAAGCTCGCGATGTGGCCAACGATAACGAGATATGGGAGGGCTGATAATGAACGTTAATCAGCAGAAAAATCTTCAAAAAATCATGCTGGCATTCGACAAGGACTACCGCCTGTCAGAACAGCTATATGACCGACAAGTTGAACTGATTGAGAGCATCCGACTTCATCAACTGTCCTCAACTTTCGACGTTGTAACAGGCAAAGGCGTTCGTCAGGAAGTACTGGAGGCTGCTAAAGACAGCCCTGAGTTCGAAGAACTGATGGATGCCTATCGGCGAGAGGCAATGGCAATTATCGCCCGCTGGGATCTGGCTGATCAGCTTGATGGGCAGAGGGACGCGGCATGAAACCGGGAATTTATTTCGACATCAGCAACGAAGACTACCACGCCGGTGACGGCGTGAGTAAGTCGCAACTGGACATGGTTGCCAAGAATCCGGCGCTTCTTAAATGGGTTCAGGCAGCACCAGAAGACGAAGAGAAAAAGTCTGCACTGGATATGGGAACCGCATTGCACTGCCTGCTTCTGGAACCTGGAGAATTCGACAAACGCTTCATCGTTTCACCGAAATTCGATCGTCGGACGAAACAAGGTAAAGCTGACGAAGAGGCATTTCTTCGTGATGTGGCGGATATGGGGATTACGGTACTTGATGCCGAGCAGTGGCGGAAACTGGAGCTGATGCGTGATAGCGCAATGGCTCACCCGGCGGCACGCTGGATGCTGGAAGCCCCTGGTTACTGCGAAGCATCAATGTACTGGAACGATGAAGATACGGGTGAGTTGTGCCGCATTCGTCCAGACAAATGGCTGAACGAGCACAACGTGATCGTCGACGTGAAAAAGGTTGCAGATATGGACCGTTTTGCACGCCACATCGAGGAATTCCGCTACCACGTGCAGGACGCAATGTACCGCGAAGGCGCAATGAGGGTTACTGGTCAGCCGCATGGTTTTTTCTTTCTTGCCGTGAGCGAAAGCATTGATTGTGGTCGATATCCGGTACGCGTGTTCGAGCTGGATGCGCCGGATGTCGATGCCGGGCACGCTCTGTTCCGCCGGGATCTGAATACCTATCACGAATGCCGCATCAACGATGAGTGGGGCGGAGTGGAAATTATTAAACGCCCTGACTGGGCACGTAAACAGGATATGTACGTATGAGCAATGATATCGCAATCACATCACAACCAGGCGCAACTGTAGGTACTGCTGCGGCAATCTTCAGCCCGGAGGGCATGAATCAACTGGTGCGTTTCGCGGAGTTGATGTCACAAAGCAAAGCGACTGTACCGAAACATCTTGAAGGCAAACCTGCCGATTGTCTGGCGGTGACCATGCAGGCGGCACAGTGGGGAATGAACCCTTTCGCCGTGGCGCAGAAAACGCATGTGGTAAACGGAACGTTAGGCTACGAAGCACAGTTGGTAAACGCGGTCGTATCCTCTTCCAGCCTGCTAGCGACACGCCTGAATTATCGCTGGAGCGGTGACTGGTCGAATGTTAACGGCAAAACAGATAAATCACCGAATCTGACGGTAACTGTGTCAGCAGTTCTTAAAGGAGAAGCAGAACCCCGTGAGCTTACCATCAGTATGGCGCAAGCCGGAGTGCGTAACTCTCCATTGTGGGAACAGGATCCGCGCCAGCAGCTTGCCTATCTTTGCACGAAACGATGGGCTCGCCTGCACGCTCCTGATGTACTTCTCGGTGTTTACACCCCTGACGAATTACAGGAAACGGCACCGCGCGTTGAGCGAGACATTACTCCGCAAACGACTACTGCTGCGGGAATGAACAGTCTGATCAACGCTAAATCAGTGAAAAAGCCTGATGAGCAAACGCGTAAAGCGGATAGCCGTGACCCAGAAGAAATGCTGATGGCCTTTACCAGCGCAGCGATGAATTACAGCACTGTCTCCGAACTGGATAAGGCTTACAAATACATTGCACAAAAACTTTCAGATGATGACGAACTGCTGGCAAAAGCCACCGACGTTTACAGCGTTCGTCGGGAAGAATTAAACGAAACATCTATGTAACCACCACCGCGGCGCCACGCGCGCCGCACTGCAACCAAGAGAGGTATTTATGAAAGGTGCATTAGGTAAGAAGGAACTCCTGGCGGTGGTGCCACTGTCATGGAGCACTATCGACCGTATGGAGCGCGCAGGGGAATTTCCTAAACGCTGGTATATCACCGATAAACGCTGCGCATGGAACCGTGATGAAGTTGAGCGTTGGCTTGATGAACGTCAGGCAGCAAGCCCGGCAGAGTTCCAGGGTAAAAAGCCTCCTGTTCAGCAACGTGTATATCGTCCTGTGAGCAACGCTGCATGAGTGTGCTGCTAAGGCACTGGAGCAAATGGTCAGGATGGTACTTATTCCTGGCCTCTGTTTCAGCATGGCTTTATCTGCTGGCATTAATTTTCAGAGAGGGTTGGATTAAGTGAGAAAGTTAAGCCGACTTGAAAAATATCACATGAACAAGGTTTCAATGCGCAGTCCGTCAAAGATTGTCGCCGTTACTCCTGCGGCGATAGAGATCGAAAAACGCGCGATTGAAAGAGAGAAAAAAGGGCAGTTCCGCATTGCCGCTCACCTTTGGCTTCAGTGTATGGATGTTGCTTCTGGTGATGTTGAACGTGCAAGGATCGCGGTTCGCAGGGACCAATGTATCACAAAAGGTAACGGCCTTCGCCGTGGCGACTATAGCGGCATAGGATGTTGTGGGGTGGTTTATGACTAAGAAATACACACTAATCTATGCAGATCCACCCTGGGTATACCGGGACAAAGCCGCAGATGGTAATCGCGGTGCCGGTTTTAAATATCCGGTTATGAGTGTGCTTGATATCTGCCGCCTTCCTGTGTGGGATTTGGCCGATGAAAACTGTCTGTTGGCCATGTGGTGGGTGCCAACACAACCACTCGAAGCACTAAAAGTTGTTGAATCCTGGGGATTCCGTCTGATGACCATGAAGGGCTTCACGTGGATAAAATGTGGTAGTCGACAACAAGATAAACTGGTTATGGGTATGGGTCACATGACTCGCGCCAATAGTGAAGATTGCCTGTTTGCAGTAAAGGGAAAACTACCTCCGCGCATTAATGCAGGGATCGTTCAGTCATTTACCGCACCGCGGCTTGAGCATTCAAGAAAACCAGATGTCGTTCGTGAAAAACTTGTGCAATTGTTAGGCGATGTTTCTCGCATTGAACTGTTCGCCCGCCAGTCGTCTCATGGCTTCGATGTTTGGGGTAATCAGTGCGAAGACCCGGCAGTGCAACTACACCCTGGATACGCGTTGGATATTGGCGGATTAACAAATGCATTCAGCAATGCTCCGCTGTCACCAACAGACAACCAGGGGCGGGAGCGTGCAGCATGAACCTATATCAACGCATCAATGGCGCTGACTGGTGCAATATCTTCGTCGTCGGCGATCTGCATGGGTGCTACACGCTGCTGATGAACGAACTCGACAAAGTTTCATTCGACCCGGCGCGCGATTTGCTTATTTCCGTTGGTGACCTTGTTGACCGCGGCGCTGAAAACGTCGAATGCCTGGATTTGATTACTATGCCGTGGTTCCGAGCTGTTCGTGGCAACCATGAGCAGATGATGCTGGATGCACTGGTCAACGGCGGAAGTTTCGGACATTGGATGTCAAACGGCGGTGGATGGTGGCACCAACTTGATTCTGAGCAGGATGTGCAACTCAAATACCTTCTGCCAAAGGTTACCAACCTCCCGATGATTATCGAACTGGTTACCGGCAATAAGAAGGTCGTCATCTGCCACGCAGACTACCCGCACAACGAATACGCATTCGATAAGCCAGTACCGGAAGAAATGGTGATATGGAATCGTGAGCGGGTTAGCGACGCGCAGGACGGTATTGTCTCGGAGATAACCGGTGCCGATTTGTTCATCTTCGGTCATACGCCAGCACATCACCCACTGGTGTATGCAAACCAGATGTACATCGACACCGGCGCAGTGTTCTGCGGAAATCTGACGCTTACCAAAGTCCAGGAAGGATAGAATTATTTATTACTGTCTTCCATCCACTTCTCAAACTTCGACGGGGAGAACGGAATCAGATCCGTATGCTCCCCGTCAATCCAGGAATCAATCATATCTGCCCACTGCTGCAACATGTAGGCGCGCTGTCTGGCGTATTCCGCTTTGTTATATACGGCGCGCACACCTTTCTGCTCATGTGCCAGAGCCTTTTCAATCCAGTCTGAAGGATAACCAGCCTCATGCAATAACGTACTGGCTGTACGGCGCATATCGTGTACGGTGAAGTCCTGAATATGCTCACCATTTTCATTTATTATTTTCACCGTTCTGTCGATCAGAGAGTTCAGCGCGGCATTAGATAATGGCTTCCGGAAGTTGTAACGACCAGGAACCAGATATTCACTTCCACCAGCGCACATCTGCAGCCCGACCAATATATCCTGTGCCTGTTTAGGCAGGTAAATAACGTGCGCCCGGCTTCCCTTCATGCGGTCTGAAGGAATTGTCCATGTCCATTTTTTAAAATCTATTTCGTCCCACGTTGCATTGGTGAATTCGCCTTTACGAACCATAGTGATAAGCACCAGCTTTAAAGCCATTTTCATAGTGCCCATAGCACCAATGGCATCCAGCGTGCGGAAGAACAGACCAATTTCTTCTGGTGTCAGTGTTCGCTCTCGTGGTTTAAATATGGCGATAGACGAAGGTTTAATGTCAGCAGCAGGATTAAACAAACCATGACCACGGTCATTGGCATGACGGTATACGCTGCTGATGATCTCCCTGGCCTGCACTGCTGTTGCCCGGCCGCCGCGTTCGACAATCCGGTCACACAAATCACGAACCATCGATGTGGTAATTTCAGCCATCATTTTGTTACCAAGAACAGGAAGTATGTCACGGTCGATCACCGCCTGCTTCATTGCGCGGGTACTGTCAGCCAGGATGACGTGTTTCATATAACTGTCGGTATGTACCGCAAACGTCTCGGCACCACGAATCTTTTTGATACCGTCACGTTTAGCCGCAGCCGGTGACTGGCCTGCTTTAAGCAGCTTCTTTGCAGCAATCAGTTCTTCTCGCGCTTCTGCCAGGCTGATACCGTCACGCCCATACTGCCCGATTACCAGTGTTTCGCGGCGACCGTTGATACGGTAGTCATAGCGAAACGAGACCGTACCTGACGTAAGCACAGCTACATACAGCCCGTCACGATCGGAGACCTTGTACAGTTTGTCCTGCGGCTTGAGGTTTTTTAATTTTGTATCGGTAAGCAC